GCTGGCTTCCTAAGGATGCCCGCTTCTCCAACAACGTCTTCCATCCTCTGCTGTCACTTAGTGACTTCAAAAGTATGGTCGATGCCAAGACTGAGAAGGAACAATGGTTTGTCGGAGAGAAACTCTCCTACCTCTTGAGCTCACGGCACTTCCCTGAGGGAGGGCGTGATAAACTCGACCAGGCCATTGCTGCTATTAAGGAGATCACCACCAAGGTATACGTGGCAGAACCTGAACTTCTTGGCCGTGTCTACGACACAGCTAAGGTCCTAGGGACCGAATGTAGCAGAGGTAGGGGTAACCCCTACGAATCTGTCCATTTTTCTCTGACGTCTGCTGCTTCTTTCGATTCCTCCGTCAAAGACGGGGGAAGATCGATGGAAGTAGTCCGGGAGTGCACGCCCTTTTTAAGCGCGTGTCCTACCGAAGACGAGGAGATCTCGACACCATTTGGGACTGTGGCCTGCCCTAAGGGCAGGCCGCGCTTCCGCTATTGGTGCCGCGAGACTCCGCTCTTCGCCTACGAAAAGGGACGTGTTATGCACACAATCCCCCTACCACTTAGTGGTAGGTTCGGCGTCCGCGTGGGAGATGACTTAAGTCAACCCCACGCCGATGACGTCAACGGCGAGCTTACCCCTTACATCTACCCGGACACCCTCTCCTTCGGAGAGGATCCCGGGGATTACAAAGGGTATGCGTCTAGAGATATTGACAACAAGTATTTCGCAAAAGACGGTGTCGCTCTTGTCGGATACGACGATGCGCTCGGGCGCCAAATTTATATTTGCGCCTGGCTCAAGTACTGCAGTGACAGAGACGGTGGCTTGGTTCAGCCGAGCCGTCTGGTCTGTCAGCCTGAGGGCGGGAACAAAGTTCGCGTCCTCGGTATCTGCAAATGGTATATAAACATCCTCCTGGCCCCCTTAGGGGGTCTCATTCAGACTTTCCTGAGAAGGAACCAGTCAGCCGTGTCGGGTTTAGCCCGTGCGGATCAGGCCTGGAACGCTGTCGAGGATGTTCATCGGAATTGTTCCGATCGGCGGGTTGGGGACTTAGTCCTCAGTTCTGACTTAAAAGCCGCGACTGACCATATCCCTTTCGAGATTGGCCAGCGCTTATTGGAAGGTTTCTGTGACGGGGTGGGAATGAACCCATCCCACGTCTCAGCCCTCCTAGGAATTCTTGGGCCCCGTACCTTTTCCTTTAGGAAAGAGTCCTGGGTCTCAGTTCGGTCATACCCCATGGGTGAACCGACTTCCAAGAGCGTCCTGACCCTCCACCAGCTTGTAGCTGAGAGGATGGCTCGGGACCGCCATTACCCTCCTACGGATAGGACGACACCCTTAGGGTGGCCTTTCTACCACGTCGGGGGTGATGATGTCCTTGCTATCGGTCACCCTGCCTACATCGAAGCGATTTCTCAAAACTTGACTGCCATGGGAGCCACACTAAGTGTGGAGAAACATGGCGTTTACAAGAAATATACCAAGTACTGTGAGCGTATCTTAATGGTGGGTCCCCTCTCTGAGGGGAAACCCCGAGACCTCGCCTTTAAGGATAACTTCTATGAAGGTCCTTGGGTCGAGTCCGTAAAGGTACGCATCGTTGAATCATCAACTGCTGTAAAAAGCAGTTTCGACGAGAAGAACTCCGCGATTGGGAAATCTCGTGATTTAATGAAGTCTCTCAACTATATGAATAAATCTCTGTACCCCCGCGAGCGCTTAGCGCTTGTAAGGGATAGATTTCTTCAGCGTGCAGGTGTCCTCTTGCCGTCTAAGACGACTCAGACAGACCTACTCGCGCTTCTCTTCCTCCCAACTAAGTTGGGCGGACTTGGATTGTACATCCGCGACCTAGACAACCTAGATGTGATATACGACACTGTTCCTAAGGAAACTCGTGTCTTTATCCGCCGTCTATGCTCCGGAGAGACTTCCCTTGAGGAACGTCGTCTCTGGGCATCCATGGCATCTAACCGCGCTTTGCGCGGGATACCATTGGCTGACGATCAGGTCGTCGAGGGTACACAGTACCCCGCGACGGTTGCCTTGGGCGAAATGTTACTTGCAACCTACTCGTTTACTCGCGCAGAATGCTCTTATGAGTGTTCCGGCGATGACGGTTGTCCTATGGAAACTGTCGGAAAAACGAAAAGGAGGCGGTGTACTATACACCACTCCTGGAAGTTGCGCCACGAGCTCTTCGGGCAGCTCCAGGCACTCAATGAGCGTCACTGGACTGTCTCCGAGAGAGAGAAGGAGGACCTCTTTAAGTCGATTGGCTACTATTCGGGACCTATGATCCAGAAAGAAGTTGAGCGTCCAGTAGTCTTCGCTGCCCTTTTAAAGGGTAGGAAGGCCGACCAGTGTGCCTTTGACACACGTACATGGCCCGAGCGTTTCGAAAGAATACGTTCGCTGCTTACTGAGACATACGCTGGCTATGATGAAGTTGATCGAGGTGAAGCTAAAGGCTTCGAAATCATCGACCTTGCATTAAAGACCTTCGACGACGACGTTGTCTACTACAAAGTCGACGAGCCCGGGTTATACACCTGGACCCGTCTAAACGGCGAGTTGACATCGGGATCGCTGTCGGATCTTTGGAAGACGGATCTTCCCAGCCTTAGGCTGAATGACTTCATATTCGGATAGAGCAGATTTTTTCTACCAAGACAAAGTCTTCTGGTAGTCTATCTTCGACCCTAAGGGTCATTGCTCGCGGTTTGTGGTTTTACTGATCTAAGATCTGAGTTACCCAAATCTAGTCTCTTGGTTTGTTCGTTGAGTTACTTAGTAGCTCCGAAGCAATCCCA